AGTAAAAAGAAGAAGTGAAAAAATGCAGCGAAAAACATCGCTGAGAGCATCCTTACTGAGACCATATTGGCGCCCCCCTAAAAAATGGTTTGCGAGAGGTTGTTGTTTCAGAGCGCACTGAAAAAAAGGCACGACCCATTTTTGGCTGATTTCGAAAGTCAAAAAAAATCGACTTTTTTCCTGCCAAATATGGCCATTTTCTCATTTTTCAATAAATCAAATATTTCAAAAAAATGAAAAATTAGTTTTTATTACAAAATTGTAGGGAGCAAAAAGTAAAAAGGTAAAAAAGTGTTCCTACAAGCAATTTTTTCCAAAAAAATCTAGAAAAATCTAGGGTAGTAGAAATTAGCATTTTTGTTAGCATATTGATGCTAACATTTGCTCTTACCATAATTCAAAAAACAAAAAAAGAAATATTGTAATTAAATGATAAATCATTACAATGCTAAAAAAATAACATTCAAAAATCGTGACCATAAAAATCAAAAACTACTAGGGTAGTAGTTTTGCTTTTTTGAAAAAAAAAATATCACTTAGTATTTACAAATTCGGTGTATAAAATAAAAAAAAATTTTTTGCGTTTTGCCTACAAGGTACATAAAAATGCTAATTTTGATACTTTTTATTATTTGTGTTTAATATTTAGAGATAAAAAATTAACATATAGTATAAATAAAAATGGGAAGACCAAAAAAGGAAAAATTTAAATACGTTTGTTCCTATTGTGACTATAGGACATCATTGAAAAGTAATTGGAATAAACATAATAAGACAGCTAAACATCTTAAAAACGTTCAACTTAGCTTTAAATTTTCAGAAAACAAACAAGGGCTCATTTTATGTAATTTTTGTGGAAAAAATTATACCCATCGTTCTAGTTATAGTCGTCATAAAAAAAAATGCAAAGCTTACCTAGATAGTAAAAAAGCTAATTTTTTGGAAGAAAATGCTAACAAAAATCTCGCCGAACAAGCAATTATTTCTGATAAAGATGCGATAATGCAGAAAATAGAGAATATTGAAAATAAGATAGAGAATAACTTGAACCTTAATATTAATAATACGAACAATATAACAATTAATATGTTTCTTAATGAACACTGTAAGGATGCTTTAAATTTGGAAGATTTTATTGAAAAAATAAAGATAACATTAAATGATTTAATGGAAACAAAGGCATTAGGATATGCAAAGGGTATTTCGAATATTTTAATTCAAAATCTAAAAGAACTACCAACTTTGGAAAGACCAATACATTGTATAGATAAGAATGCGTTAGAATTTGTGGTTAAAGAGCATAATGAGTGGAATAAAGAAGATGGAAGCAAAAAGGTAGATAAGGTGATAAATTCAATATCAAAAGAAAGAATAAAACGATTACAAGAGTGGAAGGATAAAAATCCAAATTATCAAACAAACGATAAGTTATATGAAATGCATAATGAAATAGTAGAAAATATAATGGATGTAGGTGAAGATGAAGAGGGTGTATGGAAAGATAAAGTAAAAAAAGATTTAGGGGAAGTAACAGAAATAGAAAAAGCGATAGAAAAAATATGTTAATAATTTTGATTAGAAAAAATATGTATTAATATATTATAATGAGTGAAGTTGTTTTTGCACAGTTATGTAAGACTGTTTCTTCAGTAGATGAATCAAAAAGTAAGATGTTAGATCTATATGGCATAGCATCATCGGAAACACCAAAAGATATTTCGGCTGCAGATTTTATAAATTTATTTTATTCAGGAATTGAAGGTGGTGATAAGAAGTTTAATATAAATTTGGACCCTTCATCATCGGAGTTATGTAAAGAATTTTTAGATTTATCAGGTTCTTGGTATGAGAAAAATGATGCAAATTTGTTTCAGATAGCAGAAAGAGTTCCCCAAGAGTATGGAAATATGATGGGTATATCTGTAGATTGTTTTGATACTTGTTCATTATTGAAATTGCGTTCAGAATTATTGGACTTAGAAGATTTATGCCAGGTATGTAGTGATAGGCAGGTGATATGTTGTAGTTTAACACTAGATGAGCTTGTAGAGGTATTAAATGATTCGGATAATACAACAGATAGAAAGAATCCAAGCGAAGTAACTTTAACCTCTGTAGCAGGTGGGAATGGTGGAACATACTTGGCAAATGCTCCAGCTGTTGAAATGTTGAAAACAGGTGATAAGTTAGCGTTTTCAATATTAATTACAAACCCTTCTAATAAGGTAAAGGATGTGGAAATAATGCTCCACTTTAATATTAAAAATAATTAAATGTATTATTATTATAAATGAATAATACATTTTGTAAACCATTAAATTTTAATAGTTTAAATCCAATAAAAAGACAATATATTCATAAAAATATACATTTGAATAGTAAATTCCGTGATGATTATTATAATACATCATCAACAAATTTTAAATATACATTTTCTGAAACTTTAGAAAAGGTAGTATCAATAAAACTATCCTCGATTTCAATACCAAATTCGTGGTATTTATTTTCACACGAGAAGGGGAATAATAGGTTTTATATAGAGATAGTAGATAAACACGGATGTTGTGAAATGCACGAAATAGTAATACCAGACGGAAATTATGATGCTAAACAGTTGGAGACATATTTAAATGGGAAATATTTTTATAAATCAACAACACAAACACAGTTGAAATTTATAAAATTTAGTATAAATGAGAATAATATGAAGAGTTGTTTTGAGGTATTGGATGCACTTTCAGGTGATAGCACCAAATTTAATATAAGTTTTGTGGATAAAGATACAGAAAGTGTAATGTTTAATGCAGGATGGGTATTAGGGTTTAGACACGGGAAGTATTTGAATTTGGATAGTTATGTATTATCAGAGGGATTATTTGATGGTGGTGGTGATAGATATTTATATTTTTGTTTAAAGGATTATAATAGGAATGTAAGTAATTCAAATATAGTATATTTTGATGATACAACGATGCGAAATGATGTTTTGGCGAAAATATATTTGGTAGATGGTAAATTTGCGATAAATTTCGATAATATAAGTGATGATAGTGCGAATTATGCAAAAACGAGAGAGTATTTTGGCCCAGTAACATTTAAAAAGTTTGAAATTCAGTTATTAGACCAATATGGTAGACAAATAAACTTAAATAATATGGATTTTTCATTTAGTTTAGAAATAAAACATCAGTATAATAATCTATAATTAATATAATATGAGAAGGAGTAAATTAAATTTGATGGGTGAAAACAGAGAGATAGGGTTAAAATTAAGTGGAAAAAGGGATATGATGATAGAGAAATTAGATATAGATTATTTAGATTTTAAGATGAGTATAATGGATAATTTTTTGGAGCCTTTATTAAATTCAGATGTAGAGACAGTGCAAAAGAATCAGTATAATTTTGATTATATAATATCACGTTTGAATTTTTATAAGAATGATACTAATAGTGATGAGATATTATTAATGCAGAAGGTTGTAGATTTGATGAAAAATGCAACGAATGCGCGCGTATCATATAGTAATATGTATCAAAGAATATATGGAAGTAGAGGTTTAAGTATGAATCGTATGATATTTGAGACATCAAGGATTATATTGAAAGCTCCTTTTGAAATATATGATACTTTATTTGGCATAAAAGAGAATCAGAAATATAATATGGATATAATTAGGGAAATAGAAAAGATATTAGAAGCTCATCCAGGAATAATGTTTGATGATATAAAAAAGAAGATAGAATTATTAAATTTTGTGTTAGATGAATAATATTATATGAAAATACTAAATAATATTATTTACCAATAAGTGATTTATCGAGATCATATTTAGACATAAAATTAGTGGAGTTTTTATTGGGAAATGGGTAAGGTTTGGGGTGTGGATGAGTTTTATGGTTATGTGTATAGTTAATAATTTGAGAGTTAGTAGGGAAATAGTGTGTATGATTTGCAGAGCAGTGTTTATCGCAGGGCATACAAGGGTCATCTTTAAGTTCACAGCAGACATATAGTTTTTCTATAGGTCTTGGGAATTCAAAAATTTTTTGTTTAGGTGTGGGGTTAAGCTTACCGCGTGGTGTAATAATACCTTTTTGGTGTCTACAATCATTAATTATGTAATAATAGTCTTTATATTTACAATGTTTATCATAAATCTTAGATTTAACAATTTTATCGAGGTCAACATATGAGAATTTGCCCTGTGAAGCTTTTTGAACGATGCATTTATCATCATCACAGCAGCAGGTAAGTTGAAAATAACCTTGTGTGTATTTAAGTCTATCACCATAGCTCATATTTTTATCAAAGAATGTTTTGGAATTAGTAAAATTTCTAGCTTTAACGAGTTTGGTATTTTTAACAGATGTCATAGTTTTGGTAGATAATTTTTTAGTTCTTTCAGATGATGATAAATATTGTTTTTGTTTTCTAAATGGATTATTATAAGGCATATAATATATATAAAGAAAATTTTAGAGAGAAAAAAATAAAATAGAAATATTTAGATATATAAAATGGGAAATTGTTTATCAGTATGTTTAACAACTAAATTAAATAAAAATTATAAAAAGGATAAAAAAAGGCGTGTGGCAGGTAATGGTGTGAAAGTAACTTGTTGTTGTAATAAAAACAGTGATGTTCGGGAAATATATGATGAGATAAGTATAACAGATGTTGAAATTTAATCTAATGCAAATATATATGATAAGGATAATTATAAGTAGTTTAGTGATAGGATTGGTTGCAATAAAATTATTATTATATTTGAAGGATAGTATTGTCAGGAAATTAAGGGAGGGATTTTCATTTAATTATAATTTATGTTATAATAATTTCTCTGGTAAAGGTTCTTGTGGTCCTGGAGCAAGAAATGCAGTATGTAGATGTAAGGATAAAAATTTAGGTGTGAAGATATCGGGTTATGAGCATGATTGTATGTGTCCGCAATCAACATATCCAAATTTTTATTAAGGTGACAGAAAAAGGCACTAAAAAAAAGGAACTATTGAATATGCTTAAAGGATTTTTGTAATATACATAAAATGAGTGGTTATGAGACAAAGCAAAATACAATTTCAACAAATTTTTTTGATGCATCAGACTATGAAAGTGCTAAAGCAGAATTTAATAGCTATTTAAATGATAGAGTAGAAACAATTATATTAGTAGGTGGAGGTTGTAATGGAAAATCAAAACTTATATGTGATTGGATGGAGTCAGAAGGAGGTGGAGAATGGGAAAGGGATAATTTGAGGGTGGGTGAATATGAAATAATGGATGGGATTTTGTATAGTTGTTCTGACGATGAAGCATTAAATAAAATTTATTCGCGAGGAAAAAAGATAATAACATTATTATCAGAGCCTGCAGGCTTAATTCTAGGTAGCAATGTAAAATTAATAAATATGAATAGTTTTCATTATACAAGAAGATAATTAATTAATTTATAATTTAATTATTCTCTCTGTTTTTAGGGAGAATAATCAAATAAAATAGAATATAAATGTAGAATTAAAAATAATATTTATTAAATATATATATGGCAAGTGCTGGTAGAAGTAGAAATTATAGGCGCGTTATGATAAGGGGTAAATTAAGACAGTTATTAAATGCTGCAGTTAGAGAAATAACAACAGGAAGTTTAAAAGATGCAGATTTAGTGACAAAAATTAGATTTTTAAAAGGAAAAAAAGAGGAAAATATTAAAGATGCAAGGAATCAGACTAGTGATGGTTCAGTAGGAATTATTCTTACAGAGACTGATTTAAATGAGTGGGATGATAAAATAAAAGAATTAAATACACAAAGAAGAGAAGAAATAGCAGCGCAGCTAGTCGCCCCATACAGTGGAGCTACTGCCGCGGCGGCTAGAAAGAAAGCAAAAAAGGCGAGAAAAAAAGAGAGAGAAAAGATAAAAAAGCGCATGTTGAGTGGCAAAGAACCGGATGGAGGTTGGCTTCTGCCGCCGCTTGGTGAGGGAGTAGAAAAAGATGAATTGGAAAAATTTACAATGAAGTTAAAAAAAGATTTAGAGTCAGGTGGTGAGTCAAAAGGTGGTAGAAGAAAAAGAAAATCAAGAAAAAGGAAACGTCGTAGAACCAAGAAAAGAAAATCAAGAAAAAGGAAACGACGTTCAAAAAGAAGAAAGAATTAATTTAATTATTCTCTCTAAATTTAGAGAGAAGAATATAAAAAATAGAATATAAAATATGTAAATGATTAATTTATATATTTTATTTTTGATGAAATTATTTTGTGGACTAAGTTTATATTTATATAATTATCAGAAGAGTGTGCACGCACATATAAAACAAAATGATGAGATGTATGAAATGATACGTGAGATGTATAAGAAGGTATAATAAAGAGTGCGCAGAAAAAGGAACTAAAAAAAGAGAACTATAATATAATTATTCTCTCTAAATTTAGGGAGAAAGAATCTAAAAAATAAAATATAAAATAATAAAATGTGGGTAGAATATATATTTTATTTATTATTAATTATAATGACTGTAATTTTTTTATTTTTGATTTTTAGAGAGTGTTACAACATGCGGGTAGAAAGATAAATTGTTTAAGATTGGGAATAATGTAAATTTCCTCGAACTTTAGTATTTTTGATGCGATATGTAACAAATAATGTAAATGCAATGTAAATTTCCGCGAAGTTAGTGTTTTTTTGTAGCACATATGTAAACAACAATTATGAGACGATAAATGGTGTCAAACTTTGACGCGAGTAGTCGTTGAATTAGTTTCAACAATAATTTAGACGATAAAATATTTGTAAACAAAAAATTTGTGACTGTAAATGGTCTGTAAATATAAAATAACAGAAAATCGCAAAAAATATAAATTTGTGACTGTAAAATAAAAAGATTAGTAAAACTGTGAGCTATTTAGCTCTTAATAA